TCCTTGATGAAGTGAATTTTGCTGGCGGCAATCCTAACGCTGACCCCACCCAGGAGATCAGCACAGAGACTTGGAAGATCAATCAGAAGACTTCTGAAGATGCTCTCTTGGTTGAGTTTGAGCTTGCTGCCACAGCGGATGTCCAAGGTTTCAAGATCCCTTCGCGTATCATTCAAGCTCATTACTGCCCTTGGAAATATCGTTCTCCTGGTGTGTCAGCTCTTGAGGCCCCTGAGTGCACTAACGAGTCCAATAACCCCATTTGCACCCATTTACTCCAGGGTGAGAATGGATGCATGAGCCATTTCATGTACACGGAGATGGTGACGGTTTACACAATCGTGGGTTACACCGACCCTGTTTATGACCAAGAAGGCAATATTGTCCAAGACTCAGAGCCAATTTATGAGTCTCATTTAGAGCCCAGAGAGACGCACCACCCCCTTCCCTTTGGTGGCTTCCCTGGTGTGTCGAGGCTGTAATGACTCCTGAATTGTTTAAAACCATCAAGGATTACTTCACGGACCTTGAAGAAGAGCAGTGTGGGCTGATCGTGGACTCTGGTCATGGTGAGGTGTTTTTTCCCACGCGTAATGTGGCTGAAGAACCCACAAAATTCTTTATGGTTTCCGCCCTGGATTGGATTACAGCTGCAAGACATGGTAAGGTAAAAGCAGTAGTCCACAGTCACCCTAATGGCTCCTTGGTTCCTGGTGAGAATGACTTTAATTGTGCAAGAAAGACCAACCTGCCTAATTACATTGTCTCTCCTCGAAGCCCTGACTTGATGCGGATTGACCCGCCTAAGAATTACACAACCTTTGAGCATCGCTCCTTCGAGTGGGGTTATTCTGACTGTTATTCAATCATGCGTGATTATCTCTGGGCTAAGTTTCAGATCCTCATGCATGATTATCCCAAGAGTGTAAACTTTAATGAAGTTTCCAACCCGTTCGAGGACCTCGCGGAGAAGGAAGGCTTTGTCAAAGTGTCTGATGCTTGGAGACATGGCGACGTCGCATTACTTTCAATAGGATCGAAGGTCCCGAACCACTGCGCAGTGTTTGTGGAGCCAGATCTTATTCTGCACCATCTCACTGACCAACTTTCTCGTCTTGAGGCTTACAGCCTTGCTTATCAGAAGAGGACTGTTGGTCATTACAGACACTGGAGCCTGCAATGAAAGTTCGATTAGAGGGCTTCCTCGCTGAGAAGTTCACCCCGGAATTTAATTCAGATAAGATCAAATCTCTGCCTGAAGTGATCCGGGCCCTTTCAGCCAACTTCCCTGATTTTCAGAAGACATTGAGTGATGATAAGGAGGGCTTCCATGTCATTGTGGACGATGTTGAGCTTCCGAATAACTCTCCTGAAGAACTGGCTAAAGTCGTTGTGGAGAGAGAGGTTTGGATCATCCCGGTAGCCGCCGGTGCCAACGGATCAACCTTTAATTTTATTGCTGGCGCAGTTCTGATTATCATTGGTTATGTGGTTAACATTTATTATCCAGGCGCTGGCACATTCTTTATTAAGGCTGGCGTCGCTTTGATGGTTGGCGGAGTCATTCAAATGCTTGCTCCGCAACCACAGCTTCCATTAAGGCCTGAAACAACCTCTGCGGATGATCCTGGAAAGTTCTTTAGCGGTACAATAAACACTTACAGCCAAGGGCATAGCCTTTCTGTTGTGTATGGTAAGCTCCGTGTTGGCTGTGCCATCATCAGCTTAGGCAAGTCTGCTGAGTATTATCCAAGGGGAGCTGAGGGTGGCCCCTTTGGTTTAAATGGTGTGTCTGGGGATGGCGTTACAGTGCCCTGGCATTGGTACGTTGAAGCCTAAGGAGTAGAGATGCCTGAGCAGATTCCACACAATCACTGGCCGCCTGACACTGGAGGCGTCAAATCAGAGTATGCTCGCCTCTTGTGTGCCATCTCGGATGGTGAGATTAATAGGTTCCCTAATGGCTTGAAAGGTGTTTATCTCAATGACACACCTGTTCAGGCTGAGGATGGCACTTATAACTTCAAGGGTGTTTGGGTAGCCGCAACCAAGGGCACCAACGATCAGGCATTTATCCCCGGTTCATCAGATATTGAGCAAGAGCTCTCGGTTGGTGTTACGGTAAAGAAAACGTCCCCTGTTGTTCGCAATGTGAATGGCCCAGCGGATTCTCTCCGTGTAACCCTGGGCTTCCAAGCTTTAGAGAATATTGACAAGACTTCAGGTAGCCCCACTTGGGCCTCTGTTGAAGTGAAGATTGAATGGCAGAATGCGGGTGACTCGGTTTGGCACACCGTTGACCTTGGAGATGACAAGATCATTGGTGGCCGTTATGCTGCTCGTTACGTGCGCAGTTTTAAGTTCCCTGTAACAGGAGCTGGTCCTTGGTCGGTTAAAGTTACTCGTGTAAGTGATGACGACAAAGACCAGTATGCAATAACTGCATTCCAGTGGGAATCTTACACCATTATTCAGTCTGCTAAGCTGCGTTATCCTAACACCACATTAGCGGATGTTGTTCTCTCTTCCTCTCAGTTCTCAAGCATCCCCAGCGTTGCTTTTGACATTGAGGGCCGGGTCATTAATGTCCCTGACAATTATGACCCTGAGACTCGTACTTACTCGGGCTTGTGGGAAGGTGGCTTTAAGAAAGCCTTTACAAACAATCCCGCCTGGATTTATTACGATCTTGCCACTGATCCTCGGTATGGTGCTGGTCGTTACTTACAGGGTATCCCCGACATTTGGAGTCTTTACTCCATCGGCAAGTATTGTGATGAAATGGTGCCCGATGGTATGGGTGGCCAGGAACCTCGTTTTGCTCTGAACTTGTTCCTCCAGACCCAAGATGAAGCCTTGGTGGTGCTCCAAAATATCGCCTCTGTCTTCCGTGGTATGGTTTATTGGGACGGTAACGCGGTTCAGACCATTGCGGATAGGCAAGACACGCCTGTTCAGATCTTCAATAATGCCAATGTGGTAGATGGCACTTTCATGTATCAGGGCTCTTCTGCCCAGGCTCGTCATAACTCGATCCGCGTGAAGTGGAACAACCCAGCAATGGGTTATAACCTGGATGTTGCATTTGTCGAGGACGAAGATGCCATCAAGAAGTATGGTCTGAATGCCTCTGAGATTGTGGCCATTGGCTGCACCAGTGAGGCTCAGGCTAAGCGTGTTGGTCTTTGGGTGCTAAACTCAGAGTTAACACAGACGGAGATGGTCTCGTTCCGTTGTGGTCTTGACGCTTTGAAGTCCCTGCCTGGGCAGCTGATTGAGGTGCATGACTCGTTCCGCTGGGGCACCCGCATGGGTGGCAGGTTAACCGCTGCCACCTTATCCACGGTGACCCTGGATGCTCCTGTCACAATAGAAGCTGGCAAGACTTACACCCTGCGACTTATGTCTCCTGAGGGTACTTCTGTGCTTAGAGAAGTCACCTCGGGTGTGGGTGATCACACATCCCTTGCTTTCACCCCTGACCTTCTGGATCTTCCGGTTGAGGATTCTCTTTGGCTCCTGGGCGCGAATGACTTTGAGCCCGTGATTTATCGCCTGACCTCCATTACAGAGAAAGATGGTTCTTTGGAGTTGGGTGGTCTGATTTACAACCCCGAAAAGTATGCTGCAATTGATGCTGGGGTTGTTCTCGACACGCCTGTTATTGAGACCGTTAGAAAGCATGCTCCTCCTGTTGGTTTGACTCTTTCTCATTACTCAGTGCAGTTGAATAACTCAGTTTCTTATATTCTGAAAGCCACTTGGGCTTCCGATTCTGAGGCTTTAAGCTCTTCCGCTTGGTATTCATTTAACGGAGGCAGTTACAAGGAACTCTCATCTAGTCTAAACGATGCAGAGTTGCTGGGTGCTGAGCCTGGCGATTATTCTGTAAGAGTGCAGTCCAGGTTCATCACTGGCACCTCCTCCTTCACCGAGGCTTCTTACACCATCCCTGAGTCGGACAACGCAGCCATCACTCGTCAGAACCGCCTGAGAAATGCTTCTTACGAGTTTGGCCTTGAGCCCTGGTTTATTGAGACAGACCCCCTGAATAGGGAGTCGATTGACACCACCGTTTTCAACCACGGTTTGAAGTCATTGAAGGTGGCAGGCCTCTCTAACGAGAATATGTCTGCTGTTATCGAGCAGATCAATCCCCTGCCTGAATATGCTTTTATTGATTTGACCTTCTTCACACATTGCGAAAGCAATGGCGGCTCATGGGGTTACGACCTGTCCGTTATGGCTGGTCCTCCTGAAAATCCTTATCAGCAGCTGGTTTATGAGTCCTTGCTCCAGCCTTTGGCGTCAGACTCCAATTGGTCTAAGCAGCGTCATGTTTTCTTGGGCTCGTCTTATCAAGGCACGGATCGTGGCACCTGGCAGATGGTGGTCCGTCTTGTGCCCAAGTTTGTTGCTGGCACCCACGCAGATCCGGCCACATTTAATGTGGACGCCTGGACTTTGTATGATGGCACCTTGTCTGCGGACATTGCTGATGCCCTGACTTGGCTCACCGCAATATCTTATGACGGCCTCCTGTCCAGGGATGAAAAGCCTCGTGTGGTTCAGGCTAAGTCCGTTATCGACGCTGAATATGCGGGTATGATCTCTTCCGCCAATAAGTATGAGGTGAACACATCATCTTATGCTGGCGCTTACTCAGCCTTGAATGCTTATTTGGCTGACCCGTATAACCCCGCTAACGGTTATGGTGTGGGCCTCGGCATTGAGGATTGGAAGAATTACTCCACCGATTCACGGATCAGCTCAACCGTCTGGATCACCCATTGGACCAATTATTACTCTGCTAAATCTGCTCTGCAGAATCAGATTGATCTCGTGATCAAGCAGTTAACGGATGCAGGACAGCAGGGTGGTGACTCTCTTATCCCCAACTGGACGTCAGAGGCCGGTAACATCCCCGGTCCTGGTGGCATTGCAGTTTATGATGCAGGTCCTGGGGGTGCTTACGCAGGCTCTCAGTTCTGTCGTAGAATCCCTGCTGGTCGTACAACTCTGCGCGTGAATGCTCCTGCAACCACGGGCAAGTCTTATGTCTTTGAGGCTGTCGCTTTAAGAGAATCAGATGGTGTTCTTTCCACGGGCATGGTGTTCAAGGATGTAAATGGGGCTGTTCTTCTCTCCACCACACCCGACACCACGAACTCCACTGGTGGCCCAACGGACTGGTTGGCGATTACAACAACGGAAGTGGCTCCTCTGGGCACTGTGGCGGTGGATTTCTTCATTGAATCCACCAGCACTGGTTATGCTCGTTTTGATAATCTCCGTGCTGCTCTTTCTTCCACTCTGGGGCCTGGGTCAGTCCTGCGGGACATGATTGAGAATGATGCAATTGACGCCACAAAATTAGCCAATAACGCTGTTGACTCTGGCGCCATGCAAGATGGTGCTGTGGTCTCGCGCGTCATTGCGGGTCAGAACATTGTGGCCTCTCACCTCTCGGTAACCAATTGGGAGAACCTCTGGCCTAATGCAACGTCAGAGAAGATCCCTCCAGCCACGGCGGACACAAATCAGCCTGAGTGGAAGAATCGCCTGAATGTGGGTGCGAGTGCTTTCACGGGTGAATGGGTAAGAGACCTCACCACAGAAGAGCTCACGCTTACAATTCCTTGCCTGCCTGAGGATGAGTTTTATCTTGAAGCTTACGGTAAGACGTTCTCAGGCACCACCAGTCTGGGTATGAGATTTGCTCCTGGGGGCCAGCTTGGTGGTCAAGTTACATCAAGCACAGCCCCTCAGTCCACAACCTCTGGCTCCTGGACTCGCCTCGCTTCTCATGGTGTAGCTCCTGCCGGTGTGATTGAGGTCCAGTTCTTCCTGAAGGCCACAGGCCATTCACAGTTTGATGCCATCCTTGCTAAGCGCATGAATGACGGTAAGCTGGTGGTGGATGGTTCCATCCAGGCGCGGGCTTTAGAAACTGATCTTGCGATTTCCACCATTGTCCGTAGCCCTAATTATTCTCACTCGAATAAGACAGGCTTTAAGCTCTCTGGGCCCACCTTTGATGTTGTGGATGACGATGGTGTCACTCAAACTGTCAATGCTGAATTTGGTGCAAACGTCCTTATCAATGGTCGCAGAGCTGCTGTTCTAACAAATAACGCTTTTGGTGGTAAGGAACGCACTTACGGCAACAACTCTTCTTCTGTAACTGGCTCTTTCACAGTGCCCGACGGGGTAAGCTTGATCAAGATTACAGGCCAAGCACCAGGGGGCGGCGGAGCGGGTTCCTCCTGGCCTCGCGGTGGTGGCGGTGGCGGTGCGGGGGCAGCTGTAAGCATCAGTTATCCTTGTTATCCTGGTCAGACATTGCACTTTATAATTGGTGCTTGTGGTCTTGCAGGTGCCGTTAACCAAGATGGCACTGACGGGGGTAACCTCACCATTTACTTCCCAACAAATGATGTAATGATTCTGCAAGGTGGTAGAGCTGGAAAGACATCTGGCACTTCGGGTAATGGTGGTGATCTTGTTCTGTGGAATAATCAGTGGCCTCTTAAGGGTGGATTAGGTTGCACAGCTGCTTCCGCTCTTTCGGATGTTTTCCCCACCTCCGGCCACTTTGTTTGCGATGTTGTTCAAGGCACCATGTCTTCAGGCGCAGCAGGTGGTCCTGGTTCTGCTTCCTGGCCTGAGGTGACTTATCCCCAGCCGGGTGGGACACAGGGAAATTGGGGTTGCATTGATTTAAGTTCAACGTCAAACCAGAACTTGGCCACAAACACTGCTTGTGGTGGTCACGGGGCGGGCTCATCAACCTCTGTGATTGAGTTCTCATCCGCTTATCCCGGCTTTGGTGGTCGTGGCGGCCATAGCACCAGCCCTGTGGGTGGTATTGGTGGTTATGGGGCAGGTGGCGGTGGTGGCGCTTTCACAAATAACTCAACAGTAAACGCTGGAGGTCAAGGGGGACTTGGTTTCATCGAGTTCTCTTGGTAAGTTATTGACATAGTAGTATTTGGCAGTAGACTGTCATTAGTCAGGGCTTCGGCTCACTTTCTGAAATGATTAACCTGTTTACGGTGAGCGATGCCTGTCGAAAAGATCCTAAAGTTGGTCTCGGATTACGGTCTGGCCATTGTAATTTCAGCGTTCTTCATTAGCTTTTCCGTAGCCGCTGCTCGTCTGCTTTTCATTTACTTTAAAGGCAAGATTGAAGAGAAGCAAAATGTTTGCCCCAGGGCTGGTGTTGATTGTCCTGGTAGAGCTCTCTCGGACCAAGAGTTAGACGCCCTGATTGAACTGAGGGCTGATATGAAGCGCCCCAAAGATCTCATGAGTCACCAGCTCTTCGGCACCATTCGTGCTCTGCGGGTGACCACCATTCCCAGTCTAATGATCAAGGACGTGGGTAGGCGAATGGTATTCACGGACCTTCTGTCCATTAAGTTCTCAAGCGTAGCCTCTGCCTGGGATGCTTGGCTGCAGAAGCACAATCAGGCTCTGGTGGACAATCGCCTGGACGGTCAGTTCTTGATGAATGAGTCCCTGATCTTGGTGGCGGATATTGTCTCTGATTACGAGCTGAAATGTCGGTCCCAGGGCATCCCTGAGGCTGCAATTGTGAGCTTCGCCAAGTGGCACTCAGACGCTGTTTACATTCTGTGCGATGATATCCAAGAGATTGCAACTTCTGATTGGATCGTGGATTCCACTCAGCGGGTGGGCCTAATCATGTCAGCCTTTATGCACACTCTTGAGAAGGCTCTTCGTGACTGTGAGTTAGCACAGCACAAACTGAATGGCACTCTGACTGGACAGACTTATAAGGGTGTTATCTGTGGCCCTGTGGACGACACGGGCAAGATGCGCCTGCTCAGAGATGTGGATGGGACGATCTCAGCTGTGCAGCAGATCCTGCATGAGCACAAGAACCGCCGTTCAGAGACTTCTGGTGCTCACCCTGCCTTAACAGAAGTTCTGAAGAAGAGAGGCCAGAAGAATGGCTAACTTTGATGCTGCTTTTCAATGGGCCATGCCCCACGAGGGTGGTTGGTCAGACCATGCGGCTGACAAGGGTGGTAAGACCAACTTCGGCCTGACCCTTGCTCTGGCTAAGCATTACGGCATCGAGACTGAGGAAGAGCTCAAGGCTGTCACCCTGGAGAAGGTGAAAGAGATCTTCCAGGCTGAGTTCTGGCGCTTTGACAATGTGAAGTCTCAGCAGGTAGCCACAATTCTGTTCGACATTGCAATCAACTCTGGTCTGCACCGCGCGGTGGTGATCGCTCAGAAGGCTGCCAGAGTCTGTGGTCTGATTCTTGATTCTGATGGTAAGTGGGGCCCTGCCACCTTGAAGGCTGTGAATCAGATTACACCGTCCACATTCATCCCTGTGCTGCAGACAGAGCGTGAGAACTGGTATGAGCAGATCATCGCTGGTGACCCTTCTCAAAAGGTGTTTGAGCGGGGCTGGCTGAAGCGGGCTCATGACACACCTCCTGAGGAGTTGCAAGCATGAGCAGCGGCTGGTGGGACTCAAACGACACGAGCAAAGAGATTAAGCTCCTGGCTTATGGCATGGTGATCGTGGCTGCCATAGTCTGGTTGACTTTGTCAATCACCCTAAACCGCGCGATCCCGACCGGTTGGAATGTCGCCTTCGGCATCCTGCTGGGCACAGCCGCTGCGGGTATCGGCATCGAGGCTTACAAAAACATCAAATTGAGCAGTATTGTGTCCTCTGACAAGAGTGAGGATGAAACCGACGTCTCAAAGAAATAAGACACACCGTAGTGTCTGAATCAGCGCATCGCCATGTGGCCCAGGAGCGCGAAACATGAGGCTTTATTTCCAACCCTGCAAACCTGGTGTTTGGTACGGCCTCGACCGTCATGGTCTCCTTTGGAGATTCCCCGCCCAGCTGGGAGGATGGGATCTTCGTGTCAAGATCACTGGTAGTGTGGACTGGGAGTGCCTGGTTCAAACCACCATTCGCGCTGGCTGGGGGACGGGGATCCCTGGTTCAGTCAGCATCGAGGGTAAACATGCGCTTAGTCAAAACATCGGGTCACCGCCTTGCGGAACCAACCTCAGAGATAGTGGGGCACAGATGCCAATTGACACTGAACTTTGGCAGATCTGTCCAGCCTGTCCGAGGCACAATCCTGGCGGTAAACCCGGACTCGCAAGCTGATTTCTTGGTGGTAGCAACCCTCAGTCAGTCGTATCCCTTCCAGGTGAGTCCTGAAGGCGTTGTTCTGTTAGACTGAGAATTTTCGAGAATTCACCGTAAGAATTCTCACAGGGTTTGCATCAGGCCCGTCAGAGTGTATAATAGTGGTGAGGCTGGCAACCTGATGCATAAGACCCCATTTCCCATAGAATCAAATGGCTTCGGTCTCCGGAGCTTGAGCCGGGTTCTCTCTTGTGCATGGTTGCCAGCCTGCATCATGAACCCGGCTCTTTTTTCGTCTAATGTGGTATTCTAATGATCGAGAAATTCAAACCAAACAATCCAGGGCGAGATCTTCCCAAAGATTTGGTAGTGACGCCCACCGAAGGTCCAACCATGTATCAGCGCCTGCTGGCTGAATCTGCTAAGTTTGCTCCTGCTGAACCCAATTTCCTTGACCTTGTTCAAAACCCTGACATCAAAGACGAGATGCAGGCTTCTGCTGAAGACCTGTCTAAGTAAGTGATTGAGCTCTGGACACGAGTCTAAAATGTTGTCCCGGTAGAACCCGTTAAAACTGCTGGAATAGTCCCACCCTTGTAGAGCGTAGCTCTGCCCCGAGACCGGGTAATAGTCTAACCCTAATATAACCCCATGGTAGCCGTAGGCGTAGTAGAAGCAGAAGAATGATGATGAGTAGAAGAAGATGCAGAAGAATGTTTAAGCTATATCTTAGCAAAGGTAGAGTGTTCTCTTCTTTGAATATCAAGAAAAGGAAGTTAATATATTAGTACTTGCCCTGGTCTCCTGCTTTTCACTCCTTTTCTCAGGATAAACCAGGGCACTCTTATTTAGTAGACTTGTCCCCTAAATAAGGTTAGATTCCAGATTACTCCGTAATCTGGTAAGAAGCGCCCCAATCCTTGTTTTATCCCCTGCTAACCTGCTCAAACCCCCGAGAATCGAGCGTAGCTCAGCACCCCTAAGCTCACGCAACCATTCCACGGTAACCGAACCAGGTTCCAGGCTAAAAGTTCCCCTAATGTCTCTCTAAGGTATCAAATGGACCCTCGATATTATGTGCGTGAGCACAAGAGTTGGATTCTTGAGAATCTTGAACTCCTGCCTCATCCAACCCTGCCTGGTTTCTTCCAGATTCACCGTAGGACCGGAGGTCTCTTCGGTAACATGCACAAGGGTTATCTCTCCTGTTCTGTTTTGGACAAAATAATTCAAGGGCATTATATTGCCTTCGTCCTGTTTTACGGTATGTTCCCTCCTTTTAAGCTGTCATCCAAGTCAAAGACTTATGACTGCTTCTCTAAGGATGACTTATCGCTTGGCGACACGGTCTGGGACCCAACCGCTTCCAAGGATTGGGTGTGGGATAGGGACAGCGGCCTAACCCTGGCGGATATAGATGCCTTGGGCCACCTGGACTGCGAAGCAGGCACTTACACCAAGCCCGATGGCACCCCTGTTGAGTTCCGTAGCGTAACGGGTGGTTCTCAACGCATTTACTTCCCTCGGTTGCACAAGGCGATTTATCGCCACAAGCTGGTGTGGTTCAAGTATCATGGTGGCACCTGGAATCCTCCTGGTACTGAAGTCCGTCATATTGGTTCCAAGTTAGATGACTCCATTAATAACCTGTATCTGCACACTTTTAAGCAGGACTCCTAATGACTCCTCCTCGTTCTTTAACCCAGCACAAGCGAGAGGTCGCATCGCGACCTAATATTTCTCATCTGCCTCTCTTCCGATCAATCTCACTCCTAAATGGGGTTGGAGGTTGTCATGAGCCAGTCAGATATTCAGAAGTTAGAGTCCCTGCTGCACCGCCTCTTGCTCTTGAGAGCGCAGCTCTAAATGAGGAATGGTTTGATAATCAGTCTGAGGAGGATAAGCTGTCGATGTTCATGGCTTTTATCCAGCCTGTCAAGAAGGATGCTCTGCTTGACTTCTTGAAGACGATGCCCACTTGGTGGCAGACTTGGTTCAATAAACTTCCGACTTCCACTGCCCTGGGCATTGGTATTTGGCACAGCAAGAACGCAGTGTAAAAGATATGCCATGGCAAGGTATGGTTAGGCATGGCATGGTAGGGCCCGGTATGGCATGGCTTGGAGCAAAACCGAATGGTTTTCATGGGGTGGCCCTAACCATCCACCCCGTTTTCCCTAAAAGGAGTTTACATGTCTGACAAAACTCTCACCTGCTCGGTTTGCCAGGAAACAAAGGAGATCTCTCGCTTTGCTTCTCGTAAGACTTTGGTCTGCCAGGCCTGCCACAAGCGTGCTCAGAGAGCTCATGTGCCCCCTGCCGATCTGTCCCCTGTAAAACATGCAGCACCCTCCGTTCCCGCACCTCCTGGTTCCTCCTCTGTTTCCTCGCCCACTCTAATCCCGCCACAGCCTAAACTAAAGAACGTGGTTACGATTAGGGTCCCGACCCTTAATGACACATTGATGGCTCTTGAGCTTTCCTTTCTGCGTAATGAAGTAGACCTCCTGCGTAATGAGGTAGCTTCTCTTTTCTCCTTCATCAAGTCTCAGGGCGCAGCACCAGTGCCCTTGCCCACGGATCCTCCTGGTGCTCTAACTCCTGCTAAAGGTGTAATCTCTCCAGTGCCGGGTATCAAACGAACAGTATTTAAACCCAACCCTTAGACCACCCCCACGGGACATATAAGAGAAGCGACCTCTTGTATGCCTGCACCTGTCGAGGCAGGGCAGGGGGTGACATCCGGGAAGCTTAACCGCACCCACCAGAAGGTTAGGCCAGTCACCTTCCCATCCTGTATCATTGGACATGTCCAACTCACACCTGGACATGCCCAATTTCCTTTTCAGGAGAGCTCCTCTAATGAAGATCAAGATCCTGTCTGTCATGCAGCAAGAAGTAGACACCGTTTGGCAACACCTTTCAGACGCAATGAATGCAGACATTGATCATATTCTGGTCCTGCGCCAGAAGTGGCTGGATGAAATTGATTCATGCATCGCTAAACGCCCACCCACAGCCCCTTGGCCTAAGAGATGGGTCTCCACAGTCCGCGTGCACCACAAGAACAGACAGTATGTCTTACTCTCACACTTCTCACCTGAAGCCAACCCAGAACCCCACCTGAATCTCATTTACTTCACAGCTCTCCTAAAGATATATGAAACAGACCGTGTCTTAGAGCGTAAACTCCGTAATCAGCCTGACTTAACTCTCTCAACCCCTGTTCTAACTGTTCGTTCTTAACCCACATCACTAACACCCCTCTCTCTTCTCACACCTTCTTTATAAGCCCTGTCCCTTTCCATAGGTCAGGGCTTCTTTTATAATTCAA